GGTACAGTATAACGCTGGATCCGAGGGTTGGAATTGTATAAAAACAGACACAATTATATTCTACTCACAGAACTATTCGTATAAAACTCTGGTGCAATCAAGTGGACGAATTGACCGTATGAACACCCCATTCCGAGATTTATATTACTATCACCTTAAAAGCAAGAGTGGTATTGACCTGGCAATAAGTAAGGCATTGTCAAAGAAAAAGAAGTTCAACGAAGATAATTTTGCGAGGGAACATAAGTTTTGAAAGGATGAAAGGAGAAAAGGATGAAAATACAGGAATATGAAATTAAACAGTTAATAGATGAATTATCAAAGATGCCGCCTATGGTAATAGCAACAGCGTATCTTCATGCTATTAACTATATATTGTATGGCTTAGATGTTACTGAAAAATGGGAAAATGCTACACAAAATGCAAGTGCGTTAGAAATTGCATATAGAAAAGGTTATTATGACGCCTTACAAAAGCAGGCTAAAAATGAGGAAAGACTTGATTTTATTAATAAGTACTGGCCAGAAAAGGAGAAAAAGGAATGAGAAGAATAATTGCAATATTGTGTGTATGTCTGTTACTAACAGGATGTGGAACAAAGTATGAAGATGCGGAAGATACATTAGAGACAACAGGCAAAGGATATTTCACACGGATTAAAACATGGGGTGATATAGATGGTACGTACGAGATAGTATACGCCAACGACACAAAAGTAAAATATTTAATTTGGCAGGGCGGTTACAAAGGAAGCATAACACCACTATACAACGCCGATGGAAGTTTGCAAGTGTACGGAGAAAAGTGAGGAATAAATATGGAGTTTTCATACGAGCCAATAAACCCATTTCAAAATGATGGGTTATCAAAAGAAGACAGAGCAATGATTGATGCAATGAGAAATACTGCATATATATGCGGATATAGAGGAGAAGATGTTGAACAAGCTGTACATAAGGCATTAAAAAGAATGGGTAGGTATGATTTATTGCCACCGTGTGAGCGAGGTGAAGTTAGTCAGATTATGGCATTCCTGAATAAAGAAAGCGAGGATAAAACATGACACTTGATCAAGCAATTGAACGTGCAGAAGAAGTGGCTGAATTGCAAGAGAAAATAGCAAAAGAATGGAACGAAAGTTGGGTTAGAAAATATGATGTATCTAGGTGTAAGGAGTGTGCCGAAGAACACCGTCAACTTGCAGAGTGGTTGAAGGAATTAAAGAAGTTAAAAGAACAGAAAAGATGGATTCCTGTTAGTGGGAAGTCGAAAGATATAGAGTTAGTTATTAAGATATCTGAAGATACCTATAAAGCAACTTGTGATGGATGCATGTTACCGCCAGATGTTGAGAATGTAGTGCAGGGGATTAAGAATGGTACACCTCTCGCTATTGGATGGTTAGATGCCTACAAAATGGCGATTGATATTATCGATAAGGATAAGAAAGGTGGAGATAAGACATGACAACTTTTTATATGTGTAATCCAGAAAGAAATCCTGTTTGTTCGAAGAAAGATTGCGGATGGCTGAAAAATGGAAAAGCCATGTGTTTTAGAACAACACGTGAAGAATATGCTGCACTAGACGAAACTGGAAGACCTTTTGTCACAAATATGGGAAAGATGATTGAGGGGAGTGATAAGTGATGTGGTGGTTATATTTGTTGATTTTCTTTGGTGGTGCATTATTCGGAGCGATACTGATGATGGTCGCTTTCAGGAAAGAAAAGCCGCATGTAGTTCATGTGTTCTGTGATAAAAATGGGATTGCACAGATTATGACAATTCCGAAGGGGGACGAAGTCATATGGCACCGTGATGATATTAGGTCAGAAGATAGAAAAGATGATATTACAGTTGAAAGGAAACTTGAAGATTATGACAAGTTGTTAGAATCTGGAATACCATCATCTATCATTAGATCCTTTTTTAAAGTTAATATGGAGGAGAAAAATGACGTTTAAAGACTACGATGATAAGCGTCGAGAGATGCTACAAGATGCAAAATTTGATGCTGCGGAAGATGATTTTTGTAGGGTTGTTGAGCTTGATATGTATGTCATTGCATGTAATTTGAACCGAATTGCGAGCTGTTTAGAGCGGTTAAAACGGTGATTTTATGGGCCACTTTTGTGTCTGAAAAGTGACCAATGGGCCACTTTTATTGACCAATGGGCCACTTTTGTGTAAAAACTTTTAGTGATTTTTGGTCATTTTTGGGCCAACTGGTCACTTTTAGCCCACTTTTAAAAACAAAAGTGGCCCATAAAAAACCACGTAAATACGTTGTTTCCGGGCATTTTGGTCAATTGGTCACTTTTTTTTCTAATTATATATAGTGTTTTAAAACATAAAAATAATAATAATACGAAAAAAAAGTGGGCTTTTGACCAGTAGCATATTTTTTACCCAAATTTTGGCATTCGCACAATTTACAACCCCCTTTATGAGAGAAGATGAATAAAAGTTGCACCTTCTCTTTTTGTTGTCTCTTGAAAGGAGAAAGGATGAAAGAAAGTATATTTCAATCAAAGCTAATCAAAGATTTGAAGAAGACATTCAAGGGAAGCATTGTTACCAAACTCGATGCCAGCAGCAAGCAGGGTATACCTGATCTATTGATATTGTACGGAGATAGATGGGCAACTTTGGAATGCAAGAAAAGTGCGAGAGCTAAGAGAAGACCAAATCAAGAGCTGTATGTAAATCGTATGAATAAAATGTCATTTTCACGATTTATATTTCCAGAGAACAAAGAGGAGGTAATAAATGAGCTTGGAAGTTTCTTCAAGTCTGATAGGGGCACATGCGATATTTAGTCCCAGTCAAAGTTCATGGCTAAGATATGATGTGCCAAAGATGATTGAAAAAGTTCACACACATTACCGTGTGATATTAGGAACTGAAATTCACGAGTTCGCCGCTGATCAGATTTCCTTGCGACAAAAATTGTCAACACCTAAAAGTGTTAAGGAAAATCTTAGAACATTTATATTCAACAAGTATAAAGACAACGATAATCGAATAATACCATACGGAGAAAAGATACTTGATGAAATTAACTTCTTGCCAAAGATAGTATTTAACACTACTATGGTTTATATCCAAGATGGGGTTGGATTCAAGATGGAACCCGAAAAGAAACTTATGTATTCAGAGTTATTTTGGGGAACGTCTGATAGCGTATCTTTCAGAGATGGATATTTGAGAATACACGATCTAAAAACTGGAGCAGTCCCAGCACACATGGAACAACTTCAGGTGTATGCTGCTTTATATTGTTTAATGAACGACGTGAAGGTTAATGATATTTCTATTGAGTTACGAATCTATCAAAACAACGAAGTATTATGCGACAAGCCAACTTCTGAAACCATCGGTTCAATTATGAACTTTATGGTTAAGAGAGATTATGAATTAAGAAAAGCAATGGGGGAACTCTAAATGGTCTTGGATGATATTTTAATTCATTATGGAATGCCTCGAAGATCTGGTAGATATCCTTGGGGCTCAGGCGAAAACCCGTATCAGCATACGGATGATTTTATAAGCAGAGTTAAAAAACTCAAAGAGCAAGGCTTATCTGAAATTGATATTGCTAAGCAGTTCAATATGAGCACTGGTGAACTTCGTTCTCAATATTCAATTGCTAGGAATGAGCGTAATCAGAGACTAGCTGATCAAATCAAATCCATGCGTGGAGATGGATATACTTGGCAGGAGATTTCTGATAAATTAGGTTTAGCCGGTGAATCATCAGCAAGAGCACTACTCAAAGAGAGATCAGAAAATAAGAGAAACGAAGCAAAAAACGCCGCTAATTTTCTGAAGAGAATGTGCGATGAAAAAGGCATGATTGATGTTGGTGCCGGAACTGAATTTGCTTTGAATATTTCAGAAACCAAACTCAAGAACGCTCTTGATATTCTCAAATCCGAAGGATATGAAGTATATGGCGGTGGAGCCCCTCAAGTAACAAATCCTGGAAAGCAAACAAATTTGAGAGTTCTTTGTCCTCCGGGAACACAACATAAAGAGATTTATAATTACGACAAGATCCATATGATTGGTGAGGAATGGATATCTCACGATGGTGGAGACACATTTGATCCAAAATGGGTATATCCCAAGAGTATGGATTCTAAACGACTTAAAATTAGATATTCTGAAGAAGGTGGTCTTGAGAAAGACGGACTTATCGAATTAAGAAGAGGTGTTGATGATTTAAGTCTAGGCAATTCAACATATTCACAGGTGCGGATATTGGTAGATGGAACACATTACCTTAAAGGAATGGCTGCATATTCTGATGATATGCCTGATGGAGTCGATGTTATATTTAACACCAATAAGAAGTCCGGAACTCCAATGACCTCGGTTCTTAAACCTATATCTAATGATCCTGATAATCCGTTCGGATCTTTAATCAAAGAGGGAATTAATGATCCTGATAAACCGGAAGATGTAAAAGGCGGTCAGAGTTATTATATTGACAAGAACGGAAAGAAACAGCTGTCATTGATAAATAAGAGAGCTGATGAAGGTGATTGGGATGAATGGTCAAAGAAATTACCAGCACAATTCCTTTCCAAACAGAACAAAGATTTAGCAAAGAAACAGCTCGATCTTGAAATATCAAACGCTAAAGAAGAGTTCAATGATATTATGGCTTTAACAAACCCCACAATAAAAAGAGAGCTTTTAAAAACGTTTGCTAGCGAAAGAGATTCGACGGCTGTTAGTCTACAGGCAGCAGCACTTCCTCGTCAGAGATATCAGGTTATATTACCTATGACCACAATAAAAGACACAGAAGTTTATGCTCCAAATTATAGGGATGGCGAAAATGTAGTTCTTATTCGTTTCCCTCATGGTGGGATATTTGAGATACCAGTTCTTAGAGTTAATAATAAACTTAAAGAAGGGCGTGATGTTCTCGGAACTAATCCGAAAGACGCTGTTGGTATTAGTAAAGCTGTTGCTGATCGTTTGTCTGGAGCTGATTTTGATGGTGATACAGTTCTTGTTATTCCAGCTAACAATCATGGAAGCAAAGTTCATATTACTTCTCTTGATCCTAAAACTGTAAAGGCTCTTGAGAGTATGAAAAGCTTTGATCCAAAAGCCGAATATGGTGGAAAACCCGAAGGAACATTCAACCATATGACAAAAGATCAAACACAGTTGGAAATGGGGAAGGTATCTAACTTAATCACTGATATGACAATCCGAGGTGCTGGTTGGGATGATATTGCAAAAGCAGTTAAGCATTCAATGGTTGTTATTGATGCATACAAACACGGACTTGATTGGAAACAGAGTGAGAAAGACAATGATATTCCATTACTGAAAAAGAAATATCAAGGTCGTATCGAAAACGGAAAGTACCGTGAAGGAGCACGTACATTGATATCTCGTGCGTCTGGTGAGTATGATGTACCTAAAAGAAGAGGAGATCCTATTATATTACCAGACGGCTCTCTTGAATATAAAACTGCATATCCAGATAAGCTATATTACACCGATAAAAAGGGTAAGGTTAAAATGAGAATGCAGAAGAGCACTCAAATGGCAGAGACAAAAGACGCTAGAACCTTATCTTCTGGCTTTGCTATTGAGGAGATATATGCTGATTTTGCTAATAAAAATAAAGAAATGGCCAAACAGGCTAGAAGGGAATTATTGAAAAAAGAAAGGTTGATATATCAACCATCAGCCGCTAAGACATATGCTGTTGAAGTGGCTTCTTTGAAAGCTAAATTGAATACCGCAAAAATGAATCAGCCGTTAGAGAGAAAAGCCCAGTTATTGGCTAACTCAACGATGATTATGAAAATGAAAGCGGATCCGGATTTAAAAAGAACTTCCAAAGAATATAAAAAGATGGCACAGCAAGCCTTAACATCAGCAAGAACAAAAGTCGGTGCAAAGCGATATCCTATTGATATTACAGACAGAGAATGGGAAGCTATCCAGGCTGGAGCTATTCATGATAGTAAACTGGAGGAAATGCTCAAATACACTGATACTGATAAATTAAGGCAGAGAGCAACGCCTAAATATACAACCGAAATAAGCCCTTCAAAAATAAACAAGATAAAAGCAATGAAACAACTCGGATATACTAACGATGAAATAGCTAACGCTATTGATATTTCAGCAACCACAGTTAGGAAGTATCTATAATTGTGCGTACTTTGGAGGAACACGGAAGTATTGATATTCTTAATGCTTCTGTGCACCTCCTATTTATATTTTAGAAAGGAGGTTTATATTTATGGCAGCGGCAGAATTTATGCTGACTACTTTGGACAATCCTTTTGATCCGTTTGATAATTTTTCTGAATGGTACAAATTTGACATGGACAAAGGATACGATACATGTGGATATTTAGCTCGAATTTCTAAAGCTTCTTCTGAACTGACTGATGAAGAGAACAGAGAAGAAAATAACAGAGCTATAAGCGAGATCCTAAAGATAGATCCAACCGGTTTATATTTAAGAGTAGAAAAAGGAAAGTTTGTTAAACCGAAGACCTCCGATCTCTCCAAAATACTTAAATAGTATGTTTATATTTTAATGCCCCCATAAAGCGTTTATATTTAAACATAACAGAGCACTGAGCTTTATTATTGATATTTGCGACTACCTCCTTACGTATCACTATACACTTAGTGCTCTGTTTATATTTAAGTGTGTGACAACTACTAAATACAGTGTTTATATTTTAGTTTCATTATTAACCCTATAGCTATTGTTTATATTTAGGTGTGTTCTAACTACTAAATACAGTGTTTATATTTAGCATGCATTCAATGACAACACAGAAACTAACAATTTTACGTATGCATACACTGTTTATATTCTAAAAGAACAACATTAATCTGTACTTTTTATGCTTTCTTGTAATAAGCATGTGTTTATATTTTAGTTTACTCACTAATCAACACAATGTTGGTATTCTTTGTAACACTTTAACAACCATTCACTTGTTTATATTTTAGACATGCATAAGTATTAATACGTTTCCTAATACTTAATGTTTATATTTTAAACCAGTCTCAAACAACTAATCTATACGTTTATATTTTTGATCTAATACCTATAAG